CATGCAGGGTCGGCTTGTAACCAAGTCAGCCCTGCATTCCCTTGCCGCCCTGAGTGGGCTGCGAGGGATCTGGGATTCTCTCCCGAATCTCAGAGGCTATGTCTTGATCCACTGTGACCCTCACCTGGCGACAGGCGAGGGCCCAACGCCTGAGGCTAGCCAAGCCGCCAGACCTTGTAAGAGGTCTGGCGGGCTTGACGCCCAGGCGACGGAACACAGTGGATCTCTTGCTCCTGTCTGGTCTTCCCGCAACTCTCTTCCGCCGGAACTTCTCTCCTTCAATGAGCCTCAGCTCGCTTTCAATGAGCTGACACTTGAAGGTCTCGAAGGATTCCAGTGGCACGGATACCAAGTCTGCGCCCAACGGCGCGAGCTCCCGATCGACCGCCTTGGCGGCCGACCAGTATGCTCTAGGCTTGGGAACCCGTATGAGAGGATGCGGGAAGAGGCCCATCTCTCTGAACGGCTTCTTGCCAATGAGCGCTGCCCCGATTTCGGCACTCGGTCCTCTCGAAACGAGAGCGCCGAGGCGAGACCGGAGGGAGCGCCCAACGGCAAGACCGCGACCTGTGTAGCCAAGTCCCCCGATCTCCACCGGAAGATGGAGTCGGGGGTCGCACTTGACCCACGGGAAGCGGCTCTTCATCACCCTCTCCATCCGGCGCAACCACAGGTTCTCGAGCCTGGGGTCCGCCTCTACCGGGGCCCGAAGGTCCGGAGGAGGAATGGAGGGAGGAAAGAAGAGAGTCATTCTGTCTTCAGCGTGCTCCCGGGGAAGGGCGAGGACCTCGCAGGCCGTCCACGCATGGTCGGCCCGGAAGGTCTTCCCCTTGTTGAGTTGGGCGCCAACGGAGGCGACACGTTCGGCATAAACGTTAAGAGCATCGGATCCAATCCGATGCCGGCCGACCGCATCGTCCCCGTGTGTCAAGGATCGGCTAAACCTGCCGACCGCCCAAGCACTCACCCAAGAGAGCACAACGAAGCTGAGAGGTGTGCCCATCGGACTCCCTCTGGAGAACACGACATCCCCGATTGGATCGGGGAAGCTCCAAATCGTGTCTCCCACCAGTCCGAGCGAACGTCGCGCCATGTGGTGATCCGCAGAACGGATCGCCCCACGGCGGACGAGCGCTTCGATAATTATCTCGATCGCCGCGTGCGACAACCCATCGGTAGCCTTGGAGAGATCCAAGCTCCTGAAGGTGTGCCCGCGACGGTAGTGAAGATCACAGGGAATATCACGGGATTCGGGGTCGATCGTCCAGTGCCCAGGAGGCATCAGACGGGACGACCCGCGAATCCAGCTCCCTTCTACAAAGGTGCGTGCGTCAGGTACGCCGACAACACGCACTTTGTATCCGGGAGTTCTGAGCGAAACTGCCTTCATGGCGAAAGGTTTCCCTTCCGCCCTGAGTGCCAGCAGCCCAGCGCAGCGATAAGATTCTCTCATGTCTTCACTAACACCGGTACACGGCCTGAGGACGACACGCGCTCTCCTGAGGCAGAAGCCTCCAAGGGAGTCGCCAGCATACTGAAGAAATTCAGCCTGCGTGGCGCCACGTTCCTCAAGCCCGTGACCAAGGTGTTCGAGATAACCATCGATCCCACCTCGAGTGGCAGGCCACTCGAGACAGGACGAACTGGACGAGGGAAGCCGTCTTGGTGCCCTCGGGTTACGCCGTGCGCGCTTAGAAAGCGACACGAACGACCTGAGGGATACCAAGGCGGCAGCCGATGTGGGAAACGGTGTGCTCGCCAACTCTGCGGCTGCTTGAAGGTGTCGGACACACTCCCTTGCGGGAGGTTCCGGCAGCGACCTCGAGAGTCGAGAGAAGGCGAAACCATTCTCGGGTTCGCGTACTGCCAGGCGGCAGAGACAGTCGACGACATCCTTACGGATGCCGCACGGCTGAATCTTCCACCTCTTGGAGTGCAGAGCGGACCCACGAATGTTGTGGCAGAGTTTCTTCACACAGTCGACCTGATAGGCGACGCCCCTAGGGGCGGACCTACAGGCCCACTGATGAAGGAACCATGCCACGCGCATCGAATCCCAGCCAGACAGGACAAGACCGCTCCAACAGGCTGTCCAGACCTGTTGGAGTGGAGACATATCGCCTCCGTGGTGCCGGTGAGTACGCACTCCCTTACGGGAGGGCGCACTCGACTGCTCCGTCGGATGGCTCTTTACAAG